GAGTCCCTAGGACGAGCCCTGACTTACCCCTCGCTACGCTGTAGCTTGCTCGGGAGTTACGGCAACTGATGTCGTGCAGAGCACGACTTTTAATTGGGTGTAGTCTACCTATAACCCAATGAGAATCTAGGAGATCCAATGGCTGAGAACTCAGCAGATATAGCAAAGCGAATCATCTTAGGATGTGTAGCTGAGGGTATGACCATTGAACAAGCCTGCCTATCGGCTGGCAAGTCTATGAAGACATATGAGTACTACCGACGTACTGACAAGATCTTCACAGACAAGATTGACCGAACCCGCCTAGGACTAAAGGACAAGTCCTTTGCCTCTGGGGATGTCCACGACATCTCATTTGCCGAGTTCCGTGAGCGCTTCCTCAATTCCAAGACCTTCCCCCACCAGCAGAACCTAGTGGATATGATCGAAGGCAACGAGGTTTCCTGGCTACACCCTTCGATGAAGTTCGAGCAGGGTCTGGCTAACAACCGTATCCTTATTAACATCCCGCCCAACCACGCCAAGTCCATCACAATCACGGTGGACTACGTAACCTGGCAGGTTGCCCGTAATCCTAATTTTCGTGTGCTGATCGTCTCTCAGACTCAGCAACTAGCCGCCGACTTTCTCTACGCCATCAAGCAGCGTTTGACTCACCCAATGTATGAGAACCTTCAAAATGCTTATGCTGCTGGCGTAGGGTTTAACTCTAAGTCTGCCTCGTGGCAGGCTACCCGTATCACCTTTGGTGATGAGCTTCGTGAATCCTCTGAGAAGGACCCGAACATTGAGGCCGTGGGTATCGGTGGTCAGATCTACGGTAAACGTGCCGATATGATTATCGTAGACGATGCGGTTACCTTAAAGAACGCCAATGAGTTTGAACGCCAGATCAAGTGGTTGACACAGGACGTACGTTCTCGTCTGAACCCTACTGGTAAGTTGATTATCATTGGAACCCGTGTGGCAGCCGTAGACCTCTATCGAGAGCTACGTAACCCAGACCGCTACCCTGGTGGTCAGGTTCCTTGGAAGTACCTAGCGATGCCAGCTCTGCTGGAAACAGATGAAGACCCTGACAAGTGGGTTACCCTGTGGCCAGCATCCGATGCACCATTTGATGGGCAAGAAGAATCTGACAAGAACGAGGATGGACTATACCCACGTTGGAATGGTCGTAACCTCTACAATGAACGTCAAGCGATGGACGCATCTACTTGGGCGCTGGTCTACCAGCAGCAAGATATCTCAGATGATGCTATCTTTGATCCAGTATGTGTGAGAGGTTCTATTGATGGAATGCGTAAAGCAGGTAGGTTGGTTCCTGGCCACCCTGGTCACCCACGCGATGTTAACGGCTTCAGTTTTATTTGTGGTCTTGACCCCGCTATGGTTGGTGATACAGCCGCCGTTTGCTACGCTGTTGATCGGGTTACTCATAAACGCTATATCGTTGACGCTATTAAAATTACTCGCCCAACGCCTGCTCAGATCCGTCAACTAATATTTGACTGGACTGCGCTATATGCACCTAGTGAATGGATCGTAGAAAAAAATGCCTTCCAATCGTTCCTTACTCAAGATGAGGGTATTCGACAAAGCTTGGCCTCACGGGGTGTGCTATTGCGAGAGCACCACACAGGTAACAATAAATGGGACTCTGGATTTGGTGTGGCATCAATGTCTACCTTGTTTGGAACGAAACAGCACGATGGAAAACACCATAGAGACAACCTCATCCATCTGCCATCAGATCAAACCGAAAACATTAAAGCAATTATTGAGCAGTTAATTACCTGGTCACCTACGACCAAGGGTAAGACCGATATGGTGATGGCTCTGTGGTTCTGTGAGATCCGCGCACGTGAGATGCTCAACCAAGGTATCCACGCTACCCACCATATGAAAAATCCTTTCCTGTCTCGTTATGAACAGGGCAAGCGAACAGTTATCAACATAGATGAATTGCTCGCGGAAAAAGAACGTACATTCATCTAAGGAGACAGCAATGCAAAATATGAAAAAGACTGTAGTAAAGAAAACAGCAGCTAAAGCTCCTGCAAAAAAGACACCTATGTCTCTTACAGGACCTGCAGCAGTAGAGGCAATTCAACGTCGTACTTCACCTGCTGGCGTTAAGAAGGCAGAGAAGGATGCTAAGAAGGCAACCAAGAAGAAGTACCCAGGATTATACAAGAAGTAAGGAACCCCATTGTTATCAACTAAAGAGGTTGCAGCTAAAGTAGCACGTCTACAAACACGCTACGCTGCACGTGACCAAAGAATGCGTGACGTGCTTTCTGTACGTCAGGGTGACATCTCCAAGGTGTACCCTGCAATGGTGCTGACTGGTTCAACACCTATGGTATGTTGCCAGCGTTAATTGAGATGGACTATGAAACCAATAATCCGAGAATACGTTTGCTTAATCCTTTTGGTACTTATCCTGAAATTGATAGATTTGGTCGTACCCTCTCCATCACCCAAGTCCTAGCAACTGATGCTGAGACTTTGGCGATGCAGTACCCAGAGTTCTATGACCAGATTATGCCAAAGAATGTTTATTCACCAGGATCTCCATACGTATCTTTAGTTCGCTACCACGACAAAGACCAAGACTTAATCTTTATCCCAGAGCGTAAGAACCTAGTTCTGGCAAACATTCCTAACCCAGTAGGCAAGTGCCTGGCTGGTGTGGCTATGCGTTCTTCACTAGATGGCGAAGCACGTGGACAGTTTGACGATATCTTGTCAGTTCAACTTGCTCGTGCTCGATTTGCAGTATTGCAGATCCAAGCAGCAGAAAAGTCTATCCAAGCACCTATTGCTATCCCACAGGATGTGCAAGAGCTGGCATTGGGACCTGATGCGATTATGCGCTCTGCTAATCCACAGGGTATCCGCCGTGTTCCACTAGAGCTACCTAACGGAGTCTTTACCGAGTCTGGTGTTCTAGAGCGTGAACTACGTACAGGTGCTCGTTACCCAGAGACTCGCTCAGGTAACATTGACGCATCTATCGTTACAGGCCGTGGTGTACAGGCACTACAAGCAGGATTTGACACACAGATCAAGGCAGCTCAAGCACAGTTTGCTCGCTTGTTTACAGATCTTGTATCTATGTGTTTTGAAGTAGATGAAAAAGTCTTTGGCAATATGACCAAGGAAATCAAGGGCGTGGACGACGGTACTCCATTCAATATGAAGTACGTCCCATCAAAGCAGATCGCAGGCAACTATGGCGTAGATGTTCGTTACGGCATTATGTCTGGTATGGATCCTAACCGCGCCATTATTGCTTTACTACAAATGCGTTCAGACAAGCTCGTATCTCGTGACTATGTACGTCGTGAGATCCCAATGGAGCTTAATGTGACGCAGGAGGAACAACGTGTTGATATCGAAGAAATGCGCGATTCTCTGCGGGTGGCTGTTGCTCAGTATGCTCAAGCCATTCCAGCGTTGGCAGCGCAAGGTCAAGACCCTAGCGAGATCATCTCGCGTATTGCAGAAGTTATCCAAGGCCGTCAAAAGGGTCTCCAGTTAGAGAACGTAATCGGCAAAGCATTTGCACCTAAAGAACAAGCAGTAGCTCCAGAGATGGCGATGATGCCAGGAGCACCAGGAACTCCAGCAGCAGGTGCGGCCCCCGTAGGCGCCTCGCAGCCAACTCCAGAACAAGGCGGAGCGGCCCCTGCTGCTGGTCCAGAACAACGTCCAGATATAGCAACCCTGCTAGCTTCTATTAGCGGCGCAGCATAACCGAGGGAGGTGTAAAATGAACAAAGGATCACGTGCAGCAGCACCTATGTCAAAGCCAGTTGAAGGCAAGAAGGATACCTCTAAGCCAGCAGGCGGACAGGTATACTTTGGAACAACTCCAGCAGGTCGCAAAGGATCAGCAGTAAAGAAGGGCTAAACAAATTTTAACCAACGGAGGTACTGGGCGTGAGTAACGAAAACAGAGTTCCACGCTCAGTACACTTCGCTGATTTTCTTGTAGTGTTTGCAGGTTTTGTACATAACATCGCAAGTTCTGTACACACTGCAACAGAAGAGTTAATGGAGATAGCTGTCTACAACGCTAACCGTAACTCAGAAGTCAATAAGGCTTGGGAACAATTTTCAAACGATTTAGAAAAGATTCAGGAGGATACCGATGGTAGATAGCCCATTACAAATAGGCGGTCCAGGAAAATTCTCCGTACGTGAAGACCTACCACCGTCACAAAACTACGGTGATCGTAAGGCAATGGCAGAACAAATTGCAGGTGCGCCAACTACAGGCAAGCCAAGTGCTAGACCAGCACCAGCTTCAGATGTTCGTGAAGCAGCAACACAAGAACCTATTACATCTTTGTACGCACCAACACAACGTCCTGATGAACCAGTCACAGCAGGTCTAGCGTTAGGACCAGGACCTGGACCAGAAGCCCGTGGTGGTCGTCCAGTAGAAGGAAAACTTTCAGACACACTTGCAGCGTTACTGCCATTCGATACAACTGGAGAAATTTCTGTTCTCTATCAGATGGCTTTATCTAGAGGTCAGTAGTGGGATCAACTTCCAATAACATTAAAGCTATATCTGCTCAGGCTGGTCTAACACCAGAACAGCAAAAGCAGATCAATGGTTACATCAAGGCTGTAGACTCGCACCAGAAGTTAACATCCCTTCCATCAGACGTTGCTAAGTTAGAGTACGCAAAACTAACTCCAGAGCAACAGAAGTCTTTGAAGGATAACTTTGGTAACGTTGAAGAAAAACGTGGTTGGTTAGGAACTGTACTCCACTACACAGTAGATCCAATCGTCACTGCTGTAGCTACTCCTATTAAGCTGGCTTTCAAGGGTGTACAGGAACTTTCAGATTTAAGCACACGTGCTTATCGTACCGCTGCTATTGCTGTTGACCAGAAGGTTGATATTGGAACAGCGTGGACTACTGCAAACGATAAGGGTGACAAGGTATTTAGCCCATCACGTATGGCTGCAGCAACAAAGATTTTTGGTACAGGGTATATGTCTGTTGCACAAAAGGTTGCAGAAGGTATGACTCTTGACCAGGTTATTGCAACTGGAACAGAAGAAGAAAAGCAGATTGCATCTAAGGCTGCACAAAAACAAGATCCGCTATTTCAGGATGCACTAGATGCAGCAAATGCTGCTAAGTATTCTCCAGGTAGATTCCTTGCTAACGCTATTCTTCCGCAGAAGTGGGAAGGATCAGGTGCTGCATATAGAACCATCTCTGGTTTAGGCGATGCAGCATTTCGTGTATTTGCAGATCCAACGCTATTGCTTGGTAAGGCTAAGAAAGCATACGATGTTTCTAAGTACGCATTAGACAATATCGTTGGAGATGCTGGCAATGTTCAAAAGGCATTCCAAACAGGAGGCGTACAAAAGTTTGACCAAGCCTATGTTGGAGCGTTGAGAAACTACTCGACAGCTCGCAAGGCAATCAAAGAGGGCGGAGACCCACAGGCTTTAGTAGAAGCATCTATTCAACTCAAGCGTATTGCTCCTGAGTTTGGTGATGATGTCATCGAGGCTATGCTTAAAGAAGGCGTAGTTGAAGCAGGAACAATGAAGAACTTCCTTGCCAATAGCGAAGACGCATTGCGTACCCTCAAGGGTCAAGCAGGTCGTCAAGTTCAGTTGCTTCCACGTATGGATCTTGCACGTCAGACTCGTATTGCAACATTGACTACTGGAAACAAACTTCTTCGCTTTGACCAATCAGGCAAGCGCATTAACCGTGAGATATTCAGTGACCAGACCACTATTGGTGGCATTGAAGCTCAGTTGATGGCTAAGACTAAGTTTATTGATACACGCACAGGTGAAGCAGCAACTGCTAACACACCAAAAGAATTCTTAAAGCAAACCGAGAAGAACATCATTGGTGAAGTGGAGCGTAAGACCGCTAAGCTCCGTGCAGATGGTGCATTCCGTATGCCATTGGATTATGTCCAAGATCGCATTGACCGCTTTGCGTCTAAGTTCTCAAAGGTTCCATTCTTCCGTGATAACTTCTTCGACCCTAACGCAGTAGATTCTGCTGAGAAAGTTTATCAGTTAGCACGTCTTGCTAATACTCGTTACAACTCACGCCTATTTGCAGAAGCATTCAAGGCTGGAGATGAAGCACAGAAGCGTCAGATTATGATGGGTGTCTTCAACACAGTAGCTGAGATTCGTGGACTTAACAAAGTCCCTGGTGGCAAGAATATCCTTGACCAATTAGCTGACTCATCTCGTGAGCAGTTGTTTGCTCCACGTATCTTGATGCGTGATACAAAGGGTAAGCCACTTCTTAATGACGATGGAACTCCACGTTACTTTGAGCCTTCTAACTTTAACGACCAACAGTTCGCTATCTTTGACTACCAGTTAGCATCAGGTATGACACTTCCTAAGATCACAGATCTTGATGGAATCGTTGACCGTTACCAAGTTGCCAGCAGAATTATGAGCTGGTCACACAAGCCTTGGGTTGAAGGCGTTACATCCGCTTGGTCATTCTTGACTCTTGCAGGTCCTCGCTTTGCTGTACGTAACTCTATTGAGGATCTAATGGTCCACCTTGCGGTGGGAGATTCTGCTTGGGGTGTAGTGGCAGGTAAGCGACTATCAACCAAGCTACGCACTGGTCAGGGTGGAGACACTCTAGGCGTTATCAACAAGCTTGTTAAGCGCTCAGACCGTGCTCTATACCAAAGCAAGATTGAAGCAGCTAAGACTGTACAAGATGCTCGCAAGGTTATGGCAGATGCTGTTATGACAGACAAGTATCTTGGCAAACTTGACCCACAAGCACGTGAGATTATTGCTGAGATGGCAGAGTTTGGTGCTATTGATGAACTACTTGCAGGTGTTGCCGAAGGTGGCAAGAAGGGTATCACTGGTGCAGACCATTGGACAGATGCTCTTCGTACTGTAGATAAGTACGGCACATCTCGTGAATACAAGATTGATGGCGTTACTTACGCTAAGCAAAGCGGTGGAAACTACCGTGAGTATTCTCCAATTACAGCAGAAGGTAAGATTGCTTGGATAACAAGTATCGCCGCTGTTGGTAATGACCCACTTGGTTCTATTGCACTTCGCTACATTGAGAGTCCAGAGTACGCTAAAAAGGCTATTATTAATTTTATTAACTCTCCAGAGTATGCAGCGCAAAAGGCTCGCTTCCAGTTGTACCGTCCAGGAAATAACGCTGACGTTGCAGTTCACGCTGAGAATGTTTATGCAGCTACACGTAACCTATTTGTTGATAGCAGAGATGTTCTCAACCAGAAGTTACTTGCTAAGGCACGTATCCGTACACCTGAAGGTGGCATCAAGGTTAACACCCGCGATTTAGGTATTGATGATCTACCAAAGTTGGCAGAAGATGCACCACAGTTTATCTCTGGTCCAAGCATTATGCCTATCTCAGATGGCAGTCCTGCTGGAAAGTTAGTAGGAAAGCACTGGGATTGGGTTGGCGAGATGAATGCTCGTTGGTCACGTGAGCCAATGGTTCTCTCTGCTGCTGTAGATATGCGCAAGCGTTGGAAAAACGGTGGTCTAGAAGAGCGTTATCTCAAGATGATGACTGACGGAATCCGCAATAACCCTAAGTTAACCGCTGCTGAGAAAGATATTCTTATCAAGGATGCAGAGCGTAAGGCTAAAGTCAAGATTATTGAGATAACTCAGGACCTTGCTAAAGAGCGAGTGCTTGCTTATGTGGATAACCCAGAGGTTCGTACACAGTTAGCATTCACAATGCGTAACTTTGCTCGCTACTATCGTGCAACTGAAGACTTCTATCGCCGTGCATTGCGTGGTGTTCGCTATAACCCAGAGTCAATCGCACGTTTGTCATTGACTTATGAAGGTGTATCCCATTCTGGCTTCATCCAGAAGGACGATCAGGGCGAGGCTTACTTCATCTACCCAGGAATGCAGCCAGTTTACGCAGCAATGTCTAAACTTGCTACAGCATTTGGTATTAAGGGTGCATTCGTTGCACCGATGCCAGTGGAGTTTGGTGCAAAGCTCAATATGATTTCACCATCTATGAACCCAGACTCATTGTTCCCAACATTCTCTGGTCCATTGGCAGCATTGCCAGTCAGAGTGATGTACGAATTGGTACCTTCACTCAAGGAATCAGAGAAGTATCTCTTTGGTGAGTACGGTGAAGACCAACCAATCATTAACGCTATCTTGCCAGCCCACATTAACCGTGCATTGGGTGCATTAAACAAGGATGAGCGTGATTCACAGTACGCATCAGCTTTCCGCAAGGCAGTTACCTACCTAGAGGCTAATGGTCACGGATTAAAGATTACAAAAGACGCAGATGGTAACGATGTTCCACCATCACCTGGCGATCTAGAGGACTATCAGGACAAGTTAAAGTCAACAACCCAGACTATCTTGGGTATGCGCTTCTTTAGTGCATTGATTTTGCCAGCATCACCATCAGTTCAACTCAAGTCTGAGATGGCCAACTGGGTTCGTGACAACGAACGTACAAGCTTTAAGCAGGTATTCTCTAACCTAGTTACTGAGTACGACAATGACTATACCAAGGCTACTGAAGAGTGGATTCGACTATTTCCAAAGCAGATGCCATACACAGTATCTGAGTCTAAGAAGAACACAGTTGCTATCATCAAGTACGGTGAAGCAGCAGGTAACTGGGTAGATAACAACTCTGAACTGCTCAAGAAGTACCCAGAAGCAGCAGCATTCTTGATTCCAAACATTGGTAAGTTCAGTTATGATGCTTACAAGACTATGATGAATGAAGGATTCTTGGATAAGAAGCAGGTCGGTGACTTCCTACGTGAGACACAGATTGCTACTGATAAGAACTACTACTTCCAGCAACGCAAGGACTATCTCAACACCTTGGCTTCTACTACATCAGTAGATCAGAAGCGTATGATTAACGAGAAGTGGGATAATTGGTCACGCCAGTTTATGTCAGTTCGTCCACAATTGCAGACAGAGTTCGCATCAGGTGGAGCATCAGATGTTCGTCGTGAGATTGCAATTAACGACCTGCGTAATATGCTAACAAAGGAAAAGAATCTTCCTAGAACTAAGACAGTAGCGGTACTTCGTCAGATGCTACAAACTTATGACAGCTTTAACGCACAGTTCTCATCTATTACAGATAGAACAGATGCAGCCCAGGATCGTAAAGATGCCTTGCAAGCAGGTGCTAAGGCTCAGCTTCAAGAGCTAGCCAATAGCAATCCAAATACTAAATCAGCATACGATGTGTTGTTTGCATCATTGATCGGAGACTAAAGTGCCAGTAGGTAAAAGCAGTGGTGTAAGCAAGGTTGTTAAAGAACAACCTGTTGCTGGAACAGCAGATGCCACATCATCTGGTGACTGGAGTGGTGGCGGTATCGGTGACGTTGCCTACATCACATCAAGTATCCCAACTGCGGCTAACCCAGATTACATCCAAAAGACTACTCAGAAAGAACTGATTCGTAAGTTCTTGGAGATGTCTCCACAGGAACGTATCGGTATTGGTAATCGTCTCAAGAATGCTGGATACCAAGTAGGCGGATTAACTGGTCAAGCAACACGAGATCTACGTAACGCTTACCTCAAGGCATACAGCGATCTCAATGATGAAATCACTACCTATGGTCAGCAACTAGATTTTAATACCTACCTGACTCGTGAAGCAGGGGCAGGTGGCGGAACAGGTGCTGGTCCACGTAAGCCTTATACACAGTCTCAGGAAATTAATGACACTGCTGCAAAGACTTTAATTGACGGAATCGTTAGAAATCTTACTGGTCGTAACGCAACCAAAGATGAGGTTGCTCAGTATACAGCGATGATTCGTGCTCAACAAAAGAAGAATCCGTTGGTTACTGCATACACAACTAGCGGTGGCGATACAACTGGCTCAAAGACCACTGGTGGTTTTGGTGAGCAAGAAGCACAACAGTTCTTAATTGACAAGATTTCAAAGGGTGATGAAGCTAAGGCTAATCGTGCTTTGGATGCCTATTCAGGTCTAGTAGATTTATTTGGAGGTCTTCGCTAATGGCAGTTAAAAGACCACCGAATACTTGGGTTAGCCAGATACTCACACCTAAAGGCTTTAGAGATGAAGTCTATTCCGAGATTGATGGCTCAGTCGTTGGTTACATCAAGGATGGAAAGTTTATCCAAACGATTGACGAACTACCAAAACTTGAACCAAAGAAGCCTAAGCAAAAGGATCCTCAGTACGTTGCTAGACTGAAGGAAAGCCAAGCACTACTTGCTATACGTATCCTAGAACAATCGGCTGTCTACTACAAGGAACTTGCAGAAGATATTGAAAGAACACCTAAGCAACGTGCCGATGCAAAGACAAAGCTTGATGACATCAATCGTCAGATTGAAACAAGAAGCAAAGAGGCTGGCAAAGCAGGTTATGCAAAAGCCGAAGCCAAAACTGTACAGGAATCTAAAGATGCAGGACCACGTGCTGAAGAGATCAAGTCTGAATATAAAAGACTTCAGGCACAACTTGATGCAGTACTAGATCCAAACGATCCTAAAGCTGCTCGTATAAAAGCACAACAGGAAAATCTTGTTGCTGAGTACAAAGATGTCTACTCAGACGTTCTTAAAATTCCAGTATCTTTAGTCGCTGCTCGTTCAAATCTTCAAGGTGCAGCACCTACATTTGGAACAGGTGCAACAAAGGCAGAAAGCGCAGGACCTACTGGCGCTCAAGGACCTACTGACACTGTTATACCACCTGCACCAGCAACAACTCCAAAGGTTGTATCAAGCGGTACGACTGGCGGTAAAACAGGTGGTGCTACTGGCGGTAAAACAGGTGGCAATACTGGTAAAGGTGGAACTGATTCAACATCAGGTGGCTACACAGCTCAAGAAGCTGCAGATCTAGCAAGTACAGTTGGCGGAACTAACTACTTTGCAGCCAAGTATGGTAGTGAATCAGATAAAACCGTTGGTGGATACGATGCAGCTTTAGCTCTTGCTCAGGAAAAGTACAACCTTCCAGATATCTTGTTTAGCAATGTCAAGTCTCTTGGAGATTTACTAGATCGCTACGTCAATGCAGATAGCTACGGCAAAGATGGAATTGCAGACATCAACCAATTTATTCAGTTGGTTAAGAACGATACTTGGTACCGAAACAACTCTGAAGAGATCAAGGCTCGCTACTTACAGAAGTTTAACTATGATGATCTAGTCAAGTCTGGTCAGGCTAAGGGAACTACTGACTACGAGATGCAGATTGCTAAGATTACTAACAACCTCATCAAGAAGGCACGTGAACTAGGTTCTGCTATTGATGAAGGTCAGGCAAAGTTAATTGCCGAAGACCTATATATTCATAACCAAGATGCAGATGATGCTGTAGTTACACGTCGCCTTGTGAGCGGAATCCGTCCTATTGCTGGAATGATTGCTGGCAAAGTTACTGAAGGTTATAGCGGTCAAGCATTAAAAAACTATCAAGGACTTCAGGAACTAGCAAAAGCAAATGGTTTTAATTTAACTGATATTTTGCCGCGAGATGTATCAGGCAATCCAATGACTGCTGAAAACACACTTAAAGGTTTAGCTCTTGGTGAAATTGATCCAACACGCATTGCTCAAGATGTGCGCAAATTAGCAGCCGTAGGTCAACCACAGTATGTCCGTGACCTTCTGGGCCAAGGCTATGATTTAGAGAATATCTATGCTCCGTACAAAAGAACTATGGCTAACATTCTAGAACTAGATCCTTCTCAAATTGACCTTAATGATCCTACATTACGTGGCGCAATTAACGAAAAAGGCGATATGAATATCTACGATTTCCAAAAGGCACTACGTAAAGATTCTCGTTGGCAGTATACAAAGAATGCTAAAGATGAAGTCGCTTCTTCAACATTGCAAGTCCTTCGTGACTTCGGATTCCAGGGGTAATTAAATGGCTGAAACACAAGCGCAAAAGAAAGCAAGATTAGAGGCAGAAAAAGAAGCCAGATATATTGATTCATTTAGCAACCCAATTACTAGCCAATATGATCCACGCCTTTCTGAAAATCTTGGAGTCTTTGGAATCAATGGTCCAACTTGGCAGCAGTTAGCAGATGCAGAAGATGCAATGGGTGGCACAGGACCTACTGGTTCAACAGGACCTACTGGTGGCACAGGACCTACTGGTTCAACAGGCACATTAGTAGAAGCAAAATATATGTCCACTTATACAGATCCTGAAACTGGTGACGTCATTGATGTGTATGATGACGGATCTGAGAAAATTAGAAAAAAAGGAACAAAGGTAATTGATGATGCCGCTGCCGCCGCTGCTGCTGTAGCAGGAAAAAAAGCACAAGGACAGTCTGCTTTTGATCTACTAACATCAGAATTTGGTGCCTATGGAATGGGCGCTTTAGTGGAGCCGCTTCGACAATTTATTGAAGAGGGTATTTCTAAAGATGAATTTGTACTACGTCTTCGCGGTACAGATGCCTATAAGAAGCGTTTTGCAGCTAACCAAGCTCGTATCAAGAATGGATTTCGTGCTTTATCTGAAGCTGAGTATATTGAGGATGAAGATGCTTACCAAGAAATAATGCGTCGCTATGGACTTCCTGAGACTTACTACGCCAGAGGCGAGATGGGTCGCCAAGAAGGTTTTGAGAAGTTGATTGCTGGAGATGTATCTTCATTAGAAGTCGAAGATCGTATCCAATCAGCTCAGGACCGTGTTCTTAAAGCTAACCCAGAGGTGGCACAAGCACTCAAGGCTTTCTACCCTGGCATCTCCAATGGAGATATCTTGGCTTATGCTTTAGATCCAAGCAATGCTATTGGAGATATTAAGCGTAAGATTACTGCAGCAGAAATCGGTGGAGAAGCGGTACGTTCTGGATTAAGAACCAACGCTGCAGATGCTGAGTACTTACAGAAATATGGCGTTACAAAAGCTGCAGCAGAAAAAGGTTATGGAACTATTGCTGGTGGTTTGGAGCGTGGCTCACAACTGGCTTCAATGTATGGTGAGGATGCATACACTCAGTCAACTGCCGAGCAAGAAGTATTCAACGTTCCTGGTGCCCAAGAAGCACGTAAGCAACGTGAGAAGATTACTGGGTTGGAAAAGGCTACCTTTGGTGGTCAGACTGGACTTTCCAGTTCAGCCCTTGCACGTGATCGCGCTGGCGGTTACTAAACAATAAGCCTGCCAATGGGACGACTGGTCCGTTGGAGTGATAATAAAACCAGTAGTAGGAGCCACACCACCCGCCCCAAGGTGAATGTGAGGCCTGCGTCAATCTAACAAAAGAATGGGAGAAGGACCTATGTCCAACTATGACTACGAGGACGATGACTTCAGTTATGAAGACAGCGGAAATGACCTTGTAAAACAACTGCGTAAGGCTACTAAGCAAAAAGATAAGGAACTGGCTGAACTAAAAGCACAGTTTGAAAATCTTAATAAATCGCAACGTGACCGAGCAATCAAAGATGCCCTCGAAAGTCGCGGGATAAACAGCAAAATCGCTTCATTTATCCCACAGGATATAGACCCAACTGAAGAGTCTGTATCTAAATGGTTAGCAGACTATGCCGATGTATTCGGTATTGAAACTAACCAGAACCAGGCAACACCTAATGTAGATCCAGCTCAAGCTGCTGCATATAAGCGTATGACTAATGCTGTCGAATCAGGATCATCTCCTGAACACAACGACAACATTATGCAGAAGCTAATGAATGCAAATAGCCGCGAAGAGTTAGATGAAGTCATTAGATTGTCTGGACTCTAATCCGATCCTAACGAAAGGCTAGACCAGAAATGGCTATTCCATCAGGTACCCCTACCAGTACGTCTAGCATCAGCAATCTCGTACAAGCAGCTTATGACCAATACGTCCGTATGGCGTTGCGTTCAATCCCTGTTATGCGTTCACTTGCAGATGTTAAGCCAGTACAACAGGCAATGCCAGGATCATCAGTTGTTTTCTCAATCTACTCAGATTTGGCTCAGGCTACATCTACATTGACAGAAACTTCAGATGTATCAAGCATTGCATTAGGTAACCCATCACAGGTTACAGTAACACTGAACGAATACGGTTCAGCAGTTACAACAACAAAGAAGCTAAACCTAACTTCTTTCAACGACGTTGATTCA